CCGCAAAAAACACAAAAGTCACTTTTTAAACTTCTAAGATTTAATACTTTATAATTTCATTCTGTTTAATATAACATCCTTACTTAGTGTATCAACGCTTTGTTAGGATGTTATATTTTTTTGTATATGTCAGTTTTATTGTGTATCTTTGCAAAAAATTTAAATGCTATGGTACTAGGAATTATAAGAACATCAACAATTTATCAAGAAATCCAATCACAGAAGGATGAACTTGAAAACTTTATTAAACATGATACTAATGAGGATTATTTAATCATTGAATAAATGGAGAGCATCAGCACAAAGGGCAGAAAGAGCCAGAGAAGGCAGAAAAAAGAAAGAATCCAAGTAAACAGTGAAAGAGCAATGTAAAAGTTGCTCTTTTTTTATGCTTATAGTTGAATTTTCATTTTTACTTTGGTTAATTCAAAAAATGGGTATATTGTATTATAGAGAATGAGATAATATTATTAATTTTAAAAACAATACAAAATGGAATATTATAAATTTAATTCAAGTGATACAACTTAGTAGAGAATAGCAAAACAAGAAGAAAAAGATAGATTTTTAGTTCAATAGTTACTTTGGGAAAGATTTGTTGGTACTGATGTAACTTGCGGTGTTGATGGATTTGCAACACTGGATAACGGAAAGAAAATAGCCATAGAGATAAAAGAAAGAAATGTTACAGATGAATACTTTAAACAATATCCTGTAGCATTATTAAAGGTGAACAAATTAGCATCCATTAAAAAGGACAATCAAGGTTGCACTACTTTATTATTTACATTTTTCCAGTAGTAGAAGAAACTTTATATCTTTAATTTATCCGCGTTAGATTTTGAACATGAAATAAGTAAAGTTTCTTTTAATAATAAGATTACATAGTTTTCAGATAACAGTGGCTATAGATAGGAAACACTTTATTCTATTCCTTTATCTAAAGCCATTCATTCAATTGACGTAACAAAACAATATAATGCCTACAATAACCAAACTAAAGAGTAAATCCAGATATTAGAGACATGGCAAAGATTTATTTATTCACAAGCTTTACAATACAACCAGATGGAGGAATCTGAGGAAATCACATTTAATGCTGCATCCTCTTTGTGAAGAATGTTTAGCTAAGGGTATTATTTCCCCTGCTGTTGATGTTCACCATATTAAAGAGATAAGTAAAGGTGAATCAGAATTAGAAATGCAAGAACTTGCTTATGATGCTTCTAATTTAATGAGCCTTTGTAAAGAATGCCATAGTAAGAAACACAATAAATAAGGTTCTATAGAATAATGCTTAGTTCATCTATCTCTAAAATAGAGGGTGCTGGTTGGAATCCAGCTAGAACTTCTATTAATAAAATCAATTATGAGACAATCAAGAATTTTATTTGAAACAATAAGGGAATAGGCTATAAAAGCTGGAGTTAAAGATAACAGAGTAGCCATAGGTAAATGGGCAAAGGAAAATGGCTATATTAAAAAAGAATCCGCAGATAAAGAAGGATATTATGTTTATTACTTAAAAATAGGAGAATTTTAAACATTAATATTTGAGTTGATTGAATAGAGTTTAGAAATACTTGATTTAAAGTTGCTCTAAACTCTAATTTTTCAAATTTACTTTGGATTTTTTAAATTATGGGTATATTAGTAATAAATAGGGTTGATTACGGAAAATTCTGAACATTTATCCCAAGGGTTGTAAAAAATTCCCAACTATATGAATGACACTTCAGAAAAATCCGTAAACTACTCTAAAGTTAATCTTAATTACTAATTTTTAAAACAGTTAAGCAAATTATGAAAGAAATAATTATTAATGCTGGTTCAGCCAGATATTTAAGTGAGTTGAAAGAATTTAAAGATGGAATCCCATTTGGAGTTATTAATAAAGGTAAGCCAGATGTAGGCGGTACTTATTCAGCAATGAATTGTGATTTTAATTATATTGTAGTTTGTCCTTATAGGGATTTAGTTGAATCTCTTTATGAGGATAAAAATAATAAATATGAAGTCTTTAGATGTTATGGCGGGATTAAAGAAGGTGATTTCAAAAAGTATGATTCCCCAGTAAAGAAAATAGCAGTTACTTTTGATTCATTGCCTAAGTTGATGAAATGGATAAATCCAGATGAATATAAAATTGTTGTAGATGAATATCACACTATCCTTAGTGAAATGGATTTCAGAGAAGATGCTATTAATGGTTTACTTGATAATATTACAAAATTCAAACATTTTTCTTTTTTATCTGCTACTCCTATAAGCACAGATTTTGAAATTGACTTCTTAAAGGAACTTCCACACTATATAGTTAATTGGGATTGCTATGAAAAAATAAACTTAAGAGCATATCCAACTTCAAGCATGGTTAAATCCATTGCCACTATTATAAAGCGTTTCTTAGATGAAGGAATAGCACTTCCAGACATTAATGGAGAAACAAAGAGAGTTGAAGAACTTTATATCTATCTTAATAGTGTAACAGACATTAAACAGATATTAGATACTTTAGAAATTGAGCCAGATATTGTAAAGATTTGTTGTGCTTCCAGATTAAGAAATCAACAAATATTAGATAAGTATGAAATTGAATCTGCAACAGCACCCAATAAGCAAATCAACTTTTTCACTAAGAAAGGTTATCAAGGTTGCAATTTATTTACTAATAATGGACTTGTTATTGTTGGTTCTAATGGGCATAAAGAACATACGTTAGTAGATATATCTACAGACTTAGAACAGATAAGTGGAAGAATTAGATTTAATGATGAATCCCAAAATTGTTTTAGAAATACTATAATTCATCTTTATTGTGGAAATAGTAATATATTATCTGATGATGAATTTGAAGCATTAATTAAAGAGACTGATGATAGGGCTAAATTAGCTATTAGTGGTGCTAAAAAACTTAGTTCTGATGAATTGGACGCATTTATGAAAAACAAAAATATTGATGGTGAATTTTATTCTTATGTTGATAACAAGATAATCTATAATGACAATAAGAAAGTAAATGTACTATTTAAAAGGGAACTATCAAAGAGTTATAAAGATACATTGTGCTACAGGAAATCCGCTGAAAAATCAAATAAATTCAATGTTTCTATACAAGAATATTGGAATGATTTTGATGTAAAAATGAAAGCTGCAACAACCTTTTCATATAAGCAGATGTTACAAGATTATTTAGAAAATCCAACTAAAAGATATGAAATAGAATTTCCAGAATTTAAACTGATAAGACAGTATTTAAAAGTATCTGAAATGAATACTCTTAAATGGGTAAAAGATAAACTTATTAAAGCTGCTAATGATAAGAAAGAAATGCAGTATGTTTTCAATGATATTTATAAAGAAGGCTTTATTACTTGTGCGGAATTAAAAGAGAAAATTAGAAAAGGATTTGAAGATAGAGGTATTACTCTAACTCCTAAAGCTACTTTAATAAAACAAGCATTATTTTTTGATGCTGAAAAGAAAAGTAAAAAGATAAATGGGAAAACTGTTGATGGATATGAACTTTCTAACTTTAAAAGCTATTTATTCAACACTGCATTTTAATTTATATATGATGGGCAAAAATTTGGACAGTTGAACAGACCAATCAAAAGATAATTTAAAAGTAATCATAAAATTAAAATTTTTACAATCATGAAAAAAACAACAATACTTACAATAGCTTTATTTATTTGCGGAATATTAACTGGATTAATGGGTGCTTTCTCTATTGGGAAAGATGCAGAAATATATCACTTAAAAACAGAAGTAATTGAACAATCTGAAATGATTGATTCTTTAAAAGCTGCTAATGATTCAATCCAGAATGTAGAATGGGAAATAATTGATTTACCTAAAGAAGTTAAAGATTCATTAGATAACTTAGAGTTAATTGAATTAATCTAATATTCACTCATTACAAAAATAAAAACTATAACTAAAGAAAGAAGTGTATTTTGCACTTCTTTTTTGGTTTTTATATAGTTATAGGTATATTGTTATAATTGGATTTGAAATTATAGAAAATTTAAATTGGATTAGGAAATGAATAATAATGAAGTTAAAAAGTACAGTGAACAAACTGAAAAGTACATTACTTAGATTAAGAACTATCTGATTAAGAAATATGGTTCTATACATGATGAATGGCTTATGATGCTATCTTTATTGGCTGATAACTATGAAGAATATAATACTATGGTTGGCATACTAAAACAAACTGGATATTATGATTCCACCACAGGAAAGAAAAATCCGCTGATTACTTCTATTAAAGATAGTAGAGCATCTATTTATAAAATTGTTCAGCACTTTGGAATTAGTCCGTATGCTGACAGTAAAATAAGAACTATGGAAGAAGATAGTGTAGATGATTATATTGATGAATTAACAAAAGAATAATGTGGAAAGATATTGAAGGCTATGAAGGTTTATATCAAGTAAGTTGCAACGGTGAAATAAAATCTCTTT